TTTAATTATTATAGTAATTAAATAAAACAACAATATATATGAGAAAATTAGTGTTTTTTATAATTCTTATTTTGATTTCATTTTCACTATCTGCTCAGAATACTTTTAAATATGAAATAAGAGCTAATGGAGGATTAAGAATAGGTGGAATATCTAAAATCAAAATAGATAGTATTTCATATCAAAATGGTAGACTTAGATTCTATAATGGTTCTACTCAACTTATTCTTGATGCTCCTAGTGGAATGATTTATCCCTCTGGTTCTGGTATTCCCACTATAAATAATGGTTCATGGGGTACTACTATTGTGAATAATTCAGCTTATTGGAATGCCGCTGAACCGGGCTTAGGTAATCCTGATGCGGATGGCTATATGCTTACTTCTACAAGAAGTGGAGTACGAACTTGGATTACTCCTCCATCTGGTGGTAGTGGAATGATTTATCCTTCTGGAAGTGGTATTGCAGTTGTAAATAATGGAGTTTGGGGAACGACTATTACTAACAATTCTACAAATTGGAACACTGCTTATTCTGAAAGATTACGCTGGGATGGCGATTCGACAGGTCTTAACGCTTCTACCGCAAGAGTAAGCCTTGCTCTTAACAATGTAACAAACGAGAGCAAAGCTACAATGTTCACTAATCCTCAATTCACTGGTACAGCTGTTAGGTGGGGTACAGATACTCTTGCTACTCGTGCTTATGCAAGATCGAGTGGTGGCGGGGGTGGATTAACAGCAACAGATGTCGGAAACCAGATTCATGATTCAATTGCTAATGGTGTTCAGCTTGGAGATGTAGCAGTTTTAATTGCAGATACAGCAGATATGCTTGCTCCTTATGCCTTGCTTAGTGAAGTTGGTAGCGGTGGTGTTTCAGAAGCAACAGTTAGGCAAATAGTTGGTGACACTATTGCACAAAGACTTGCCGCTGCTGTACCGGGAGTTCGTCTTTCAGATACACTTCCGGGTGGTACGTATTATACTCAAAATCAAGTTGATGATATGATTACTTCGGCGGGAAGTTATACTGAAACACAGATAAGAGGTTGGATAGGTGATAGCGTTGGACGATTAAAAATTAAAACTTATAATGTCCTTGATTATGGTGCTGATTCGACAGGTGTAACTGAGAGTACTTCTGCTATTCAAGCTGCTCTTAATGCTTGTGGAAAGAATGGTGTAGTTTATATACCGGCAGGTCGATATAATGTAAGAACACTTGTTGTTAGAAATAACAATACAACTATAAAAGGAGATGGTAAGTATCAAACTATATTAAGACTTGTTAATAATGCCGATGCAGGAAACGCGAGAGGTGATCTTATTTGGTTAAATGGTAGAGATAATGTTACTATAAAAAATATTCAACTTGATGGTAATATGACAAACCAGACAGCTTTAGATACTCCCGGAACAGTTACTGCTAATTCAGTTGGTATTTATGCTTATGATTCAACCGCTTATACTCCTACTAATAATGTAAAGGTTCTTGATTGTTATATTCATCATTTCGCACAAACTGGAATAGTTTGGTTTATAGGAGATAATTGTCATGTTGAAAATTGTATTGTTACACACAATGGTTGGGGAGATATAGAATATTATGGAAGTAATGCTTCTTTAGGCCAATATACAAGGAATGGATTTATTCTTAACAATACAACTGGTCATTCTGGTAATATTTCAATTGACGTTTACAATTCAAGCACTACTGTTCAAGGGAATATTATTCTTCCAATGGACGGAGTAAATGGGACTACTGATTATCCACGAGGTATTCAAATCGAGGTTGCTTCTTCTTGGATTACGCCAACAAATATTCTTATAAAAGATAATATCATTAATGGTGGTGGACATACACTAATGGGTATAGTGGCCGGGCCGAGAACTAAGAATTGTTCTATTCAAGGTAATATAATTTCAGGTCTTAATTATCAAAGTCCTACAAATGATGATAGCCAGGGTATTTGGTTGAAGGGTGATACAGCAAGTTTTGTTTCAGATAATCATGTAATAAGATACCCAACCGATCCTCGATTATATCATGGCATAACTCTCGAAGATTGTCTTGGTACAACTGTTTCTACTAATAATATTAAGAATGTTACTAATCGTGGAATTTATCTTGACAATAGTGATAGTTGCAAGGTAGTTAATAACGTTGTTGAATGTAAAACTACTTATTGGGGTGCGATTAGGTTACTTTCCGGTTCGGACAATAATGTTATTAAAGATAACGTGTTGATTACTCATTCGGCAAATGTAGTAGATGTAATTTCCGATGCCGGTACTAATAACAAGATTACCAACAACTATTCCACGTTTCTTGGAACTAAATTACCAGATAATGTTGTAGACAGGTTAGCTGTAACCGCTACAAGTGACGGCACTGGAACTGCTATAATTAAACCGGGGTCTCAAACAATACTGGTTACTTCTTCTAATTCTGCACATATATGTCGACTTCCAGTAGCAAATGCTTCTACTATTGGAACTATCATTCGTGGATCAGTTGGAGCGAATGGATTTGAGCTTAGAGTTGCTGCATCTCAAAGTAGTACAGTTTATTTGAATGGTGTACTTACAACCGGGGTTGGAGTAATCCCTGCAAATAGTTCATTTGAAGCCACGCAGGCTGATGCTACACATTGGACTTTAAAATGTTGGGGTCAGTATGGCCAGTATATTAATATGATTCCTACTTCTTCAACTCTTAAAGCTGAACCTATTTTTGTATTCGGTCTTGGTAGTGGCCATGTTTCTGATACTGCACTTTTTAATAACGGTAGGATTGCAGGAGCATTTCGCAATAACACGAATAATACCCTACAAGTAACAGAACTTAGGGGGGTGCTCGTTGAAGGAACTGGAACAGAAACAATTGCTGTTCAGGTTTCTTGGAGTACTAATATGTTAGGTACTACTCGTACAAATCTTAATACTTCTCCTTTAACGATTACAAGTACTACAACTGGAACTGTTGACACAACTTTTGATAATAATGGAATACCTGCTGGTGCTTGGGTGTGGTGTACTTTAAGCGGTGCTTCAGCTAATAACAAACCGTCTATGCTCATTTTACAATTAACAGGATATAAAAGATAGTTGAAATGAAGAAGTTAATATCAATACTTATAGGACTTACACTTGTTATAAGTGTTAATGCTCAATTTCAAAATAGTGGTGGTATGTTTCTAAGGACAGGTAGTAGTTTTATGACTGCACCTCCTGAGCCTTATGTGCCGAGTGGTCTTATGAATGGGTTGGTAGCTTATTTTGATATGAGTGAGTCATCTCTTCCTATTGTTGATGAAGTGGCAAATTTAACGTCAACTGGCACAGTTGGCAGTACTGCTGTAATAACTGGAGTTACAGGTAGAATAGGAAACGCAATTAGATTCAATTATAAACCAACGTATGGTAATGGTCAGAGAATTATAGTAGGCAACAATGTGTTGCAACATGGAATTATGTCTGCTTCTGTTTGGTTTAGTGTTACAGATACAGATTCTGATCATTATGCCATGCTTTGTAACACAAATTCAGGAACTGTCAATAGAGGATATTATTTTGCCACGGGAGGTGTTGGTGGAGGTGTGCTCATTCGTGCTTATAATTCATCTGGAGGTTATGCGGAGGTTGATACACAGCCTGATTGGACTGTCACATCTGCAAATACATGGTATCATGCAGTATTTATTGCCGATGGTACAAATTTAACAGTATATGTGAATGGTGTTCAGCAAAAACAAGCATCATTTGCTAATAATATTAGTTATGGAAGTGATGCAACGTTTATAATAGGCGGAAGAGATGCAGCTAATTATGGTTGTATGAATGGTATTCTTGATGAAATAGCAATATGGAACAGAGTACTTACTGCTGATGAGATAACGGAATTATATAATAATGGTGCAGGTAAAGCATATCCATTTTAGAGATGAAAAAACTTTTAATCATATTATTTATTTTAATATCAACTATTTGTTCTGCAACCACTTATTATGTTGCTACAAATGGTAATGATAATAATAATGGTACTTCCTTAAGTACTCCATTTGCTACTTGGCAGAAAGGGATAGATTCAGCGTATCCGGGAGATACAATATTTGTTAGGGGAGGAGTTTATTTTTTATATGGTAACGATCCGTGGGTTGAAGTGAATCCTACTCGGTATCCTACACCCCATGGACGTACCGGTACAAGATCGAATCCTATATGTTTTTGGGCTTATCCACCGGATTATGAAGCTGGAAATCATCCTGTATTGGATTGTCATAATGCTCATGAAACTTATGGCACTAATTTTTCCTGTTTTAGTCTTAACGGTGTTGAGTATTGGCATATAAAAGGTATTACTGTAAGAAATGCTTACCAACGTGGAGTGGCTAATAGGCGACCGCAAGGTATTGGGGCAACGTTATCTGCCAATTTAAAATTTGAAAATTGTACCGCACACAATATCTCTGCAAGAGGTTTTTATTATGAATCGGGAGCTTGGAATACATGGGATGGGACTGGTGCTTTATGGAGTTCCGATACTACATACTTTATTAACTGCGACGCTTACGATATACGTGATACAATAAATTGTTCTTCCGGGGATGGTTGGAAGGCCGGTAATTATTATGGTGGCGTGATGATTTTTGAAGGTTGCAGGGCATGGAATTATTCTGATGATGGTTTTGATCCCAGTGGTGCAGGTAAAAGAATTTTTAAGAATTGTTGGGCAATGTCGACTACTAAATATGCTTCACTTTGTGATGGTAATGTAGAAGGCAATGGTTTTAAAACAAGTGCTATTGGTGCAGATCAATCTGGACATTATCCAGCTGGTTATTGTTTTATAGAATACACTAATTGTTTAGCTGCTAATTGTATTGGGTATGGATTCTATAATAACCTTGTTGATCCAAACCAGAATAATGCAATAATTTATAATAATACTGCTTATAACTGTTCTTCTGGTTTTGTAGATTACGTTCAAAATCAAGAAACAAGAACTACTGTATTTGCTAATAATATTGCATATAAATATACTTATCCAACATATCCATACCTCGTTCAAATATATAATCCAGCAGTTTATCCTGCATATACGAACACGTGGATTCCAACAGGCCCTTCTGAGAATTGGCCCGGTTGGGCTAATAACCCTTCTTTTACAGTAACAGATGCAGATTTTATAAGTCTTGATGCTACGCAAATTTATCTGCCTCGAAAACCAGATGGTTCACTTCCTGATATTACATTCCTAAAACTTGCTCCTGGTAGTGATCTTATTGATGGGGGAACAGATGTAGGTTTACCTTATAATGGAACAGCCCCCGATCTTGGTTACGCTGAATCTGGTAACGTGATTATTGCAGATCATACAGTAGTCGATAAATATGACGACATTCCTCAGCGTTGGATCGATTCAGTTAAAACAAAATGGGTATCGTTTGCAGGAGAATCTCATTCTGGTGCTTATCGGGTTGGAGCACAACTTTTAGAAAATCAAGATTCTAAATTTGCAGTTTCTATTCGTGAATCTGGTACACCTGAAAGTTATACTACAAATAATCTTAGGTTAAGTAGGGCTACTTGGGGTAGTTACGATCAGGCAACCGGTTGGGTGTATGATTATGGTGAAGAAGATTTTTGGACTAACTCCACTGCACTATCAAGAACAAAAGCTGGACTACTGTATTGTAAGAACAATGGTTTTGATCTTTTTGCTTTAGGTTTTGGTTGGTGCTGGGATGCCACTTGGCAAAACGCTCCGGGAGGTAGTTATGATCCCGTGTTTCATACTCGTTGGGCAGGAGCTTCTGTTAATGGCCCAGATGGTAATAGAAGATGGGGTCTCGATGACGGGGATTATTCTCTGACCAACAATAGGGTAAGTATGCGTACTTATATAAGGGCAATGCATGAATATATAGATTATTGTGCGGCTAACAATATTCCTACAAAAATGATTTGGACAACCGGGCCGGTTGATAACGAAAGTAATTGGGCTATTGGTGAAAGTGGTTATCAGCAGTATCTCAAGTACGAATATCTCAGAAATCATATTGATAGTCTTAATGAGGCGTACTTTCTTGACTTTGCAGATATACTATGTTACAACGATGCAGGAGTGCAAAGAACCACAACATGGACAGATAACAATAATACTGTCCAGACATTTCCTATGATTCATGAAGATAACATGACTACATGGGATAACAGTTATCACTTCGGCAGTAATGGGGCATTAAGAATTGGTAAAGCCATGTGGTGGCTACTTGCAAGGATGGCTGGTTGGGATGGTAAAGCTGAAGGTCAGCAACCCGAACCTGAGACTGATATTCTTTCTTTTAGTCTCACTCAACAAACAGGGCCTGCAACAATAAATACTACTAATCATACGGTCACAATACAAGTTGCACATGGAACGGATTTAACTGTTCTAACTCCGAGTATAACCGTTTCGACGGGAGCAACAATAAATCCCGCAAGTGGAGTAGGAAGAAATTTTAGCAGTCCTGTAAATTATACTGTTTCAAACGGTGGGGCATCCCAGGTTTGGACTGTTACTGTTACAACGGCTTCTGCACCTCCTCAGCCTAATGATAGTAGGGCAGTTGGTCACAGGGGTCGTCCTGTTGTATACAATGGAAGAACTGTAATTTATTAAATACTAAAATAAAATGAAAGCTATAACAAATAATTACACGATTAGAGATTCAGATTCTATTATCGTCTGTAATTCTTCATCGGGCATATCTTTATACTTAAAGTCAGCTTCTGGTAAACAAGATATGTTTTATATCAAGAATCTTGGTACTGGCGATGTAACTATTTCCGCTAACTCCCCTGATTTGATAGATGGAGAAAGCACGAAGGTACTAGCTCAATATGAATCTTGTTTGTTACTTGATTATGATTTAAACGTTTGGATAGTAATTTAAGATGAAAACTGTTTCACTGAATGAATTAATTTATGAGTTATTGGAACTCCGTAGATCTTATTTGAAAGAAACTGATCCAATTCCCAAGAGACTTGTAGTTGATTGGATACAGAGTCAGCGTGCCCGTCTTATTGATCAGAAATATAAAAAGACCATGCCATCTTTTGATGATCATCTCATTCAAGACTTGGGTAATGCTATTCCTATGGAAAAATATTTATCCAATATAGTTAATCCACAAGTAAATAATTATGATTATATATATCGTACTTCTATAGAGATTCCTAGGGTTATAGAGTCATTCGATGGAGTAGGTTTATTTAGTAGGATAGGGCCTGCTGATAGGTTATCTGATCCTTTCCAATTAACTACATACAACAAAGCTTTAATGCTCGGTTATGGTAAGTTTAATTATAATGCAATATATGCTTTCGTATTAGGAGATAGAATTTGTTTGCATAGTAATAGTGGGATACATTTTACTATTAAATATATAGATGTTAGGGGAATATTTCAAGATCCAATAGCTGCTGCTTTAATTAAAAATCCCAATTGGACATATGACGATGATTATCCAATTAACAAGGAGATGGTTGATCAGCTTAAGGTTTTAATAATAAAAGAAAAATTCGGGTTGACATTAGCGCAACCAGATGATAAAAAAGATAATAAAGATGACGATCCAGAAGGAAGCTCTGACCTTCAAAAGGGGGCCACGGAAGATATTAGCTGATTATAAGTTAGATGAGATTTATAATTTCTACAAAGAACTACACGGCGAGAAAGCTTTACCTAAATCAATTATGCGTGAAGTCTATAAAAGACTATTTCCTGCTATTGTAGAACTAATGGTATTCGATAACTTTGAACTTAGATTACCGGCAAGACTTGGGCATATCAGGGTTAAGAAAAAACTTGTAGAACCTAAATTGGATGAGAATGGTAATATAGATGCAAGACGTCTATCTGTAGATTTTAAAAAGACTAAGAAACTTTGGCAGAAATTATATCCGGATAAGACGGCTAAACAGTTGAAAGCTATTAAAGATAAACCATTAGTGAGAGAGCTTAATGAAGATTTTAATGGATATAGAGTCACCTGGTTTTGGGATAAAACTATTTGTAATATACCCAACCAATCTGCATATTATATAAAGATGACCAGGGATAATTGTAGGATTTTAAGCAATGGCGTTAAGTATAATAATTTAAACTTTTACGAATAAATATATAGAGCTATGTTAAGTGGTAAGACTGTCAGTATAGACTTAATAATAGAAGATCTATACAGAGATTATGGGTTTGAAGTTGTTAATAAATATGAAGTAGCAGAATGGGTCTGGAGATCTATGGCTATCATAGGCAGTCCCTATCCTTATCAAGATAAATCAGTAGAACTTGAGATAGTAGAATATAGGGCTCCACTGCCTATAGATTTATACAGCATTACATCTGTTAGAGATAAAGATACTTTTATACCCATGAGAGAGATGACTGATCTCATGAATAAATTTGCAGACTCTCCATATAGTAGATCTAAAACTATTATATCTGATTATGACCCAGCGTATCCCAGTAAATATATAGATAGTATTAAAGAATACTATAATACTTATGTAGGCCCTGATGGGGATTCAGAACGTTATACATATAAAACTCAAGGAGATTTTATTTACTTTGGATTAGATAAAGGTACAGCCGAAATGCAATATAAAGCTATTCCAATAGATATTGTAACAGGTATGCCTACCATCCCAGATAATGCTAAGTATATTAGGGGTGTTGTTAGTTTCATAGCCGAAAAAATAGCCTTTAGATTGATGCTTAAAGATATGCTGTCAGAGCGTAAATACGAAATCATACGACAGGACTATTTATTTAACGTGGGGGCAGCTCAATCAGTTTGTATTATCCCCAGTTCGAGTAGAATGGAATCAATAATTAATAGATGGAAATCAACATATTTAGGGCCTAATCATTTCAACACTGGTTTTAAGCATTTGGGTTCCAGGGAGTAGGAGGTGAATTATGGAAATGCCAAAATTTACTCATGGTTATAAAGGGGGAATAAACAAGGATATATCACCTAATGAATATCCAAATACTTGCTACTTGGATGCAAGAAATCTCAGGGTAATAGTAGATAGTAGTGAAGGATTAAGTACTGCATCTCTTTCTACGCCTAGAGGAAATCTTCCAAGTTTTACGTTACCAGATTTAACTTATTATATGGGACATGCAGTTCTTCGTGATAAGTTAATTATATTAGCAAAACACCTCTGGATTGAAGATGCTTATCCCGATAAAATCTATGTGTTAAATATTGCAGATGTAATAACAGGAACTAACGTGATGGTTTCTGGGGCTCACCTTGTATATGAACAAAATCTTAATTTTCAAATTAATCATCCTATTAAAATAGTAGCTAACTATGAGAATGCTGATGTTCAAAAGATATACTGGGTTGACGGTATAAACCCACTGAGACATCTTAATATAGTATCAAACCCAGATTATAACAATTTAAGCACTTTACATCCAGAGCTATTAAATATATTACCAAATCATACATACGGTTCTTACGAACTAACTGAGCTAACAGGTGGACACTTAAAAGCTGGTAGAATACAATACTCATATCAATTATATTCTGTATCTGGTACTGAGACGATGTTTGCTCCACCGAGTAAATTATATAATCTTACTTCATACGACATAGCTGATGGCATTAATTTTATTGGGGATGAGCTTGAAAAGGAAGTTAATAAATCTATCAGGATTACTGTTAATCTTGAAGCTAATGTTACCTCAATATTTAATAGAATAAGATTAGTAGCGTTAGAATACGAAACCTATGGTGACGTACCTACCGTGAGAGTTGTCGCGGAGTTAGAATTAGGTCATAGCTCTGTATCTTTTGTAGACTCCGGTAATTCAATAGGTGAACTACTTCTAGAAGAATTTCAACAAGTACGTAACGAGATTATACCGACAACGATAGAGACTAAGAATAATTATTTATTCGCAGGTAATATAACACAAGAGTTCTTCGATATAGATGATTTAGTTAAAGAGATAACTAATGACAGTTCCGCATTCTTGGATACAAGAGCGTATCGTTGGAAATATGTAGAAGGTGGATTTGATTCCGCTTCTGGTTCACAAGAATTAGATGATTTAACGGATCCTAATGCAATATTAAATACTCCTGGTTATCCAAATGCTGCTCAGGCTTATGATGTAGCTATTATAGAAGCATATAATACAAGTTGGCATATTCATGTAACAATAAGACCAGATTTACATGCTGCAGCTCAAGTTCCAGTAAGAACCGTAACTGGAGTATCCTCGCTTAATGGTTTAGGATGTAATATAAGATTACGAACAGCCGGAACCATGATCTGGGATGAACAAGGTATTGCATTAAATTTTGAAGAAGGTGCCTATATAGATGGGTATGATCCTGTAACACATTCATTGAGTATACGCGGTACTAAATATTGGGGCACACCGCCACAAGATTTAACACCGCCGTGGAGTTATGGAAATTATGATGCAGATGCATTAACACAATTTAGTTATACATATACTTATACATATATGACATCATCCGGAGATGATACATATCAGTGTGTATTAAATAAAACACACGCGGTAGATGGTTTACCTCGGACATCGCCAGAATTTGTTTTAGATGATGGTGTCACGGGGCCGGATTATGATTCAGTTGATCCCAAAAATGATTGTATAAACACTTATAACAATATTAATTACAGCCGTGCTGGCACTGGTGATCATGCTTTTAAATTTAGATACGGAGTCGGAGGAGCTCCTCAAGCTTCTGATTTGGGAGGTACTGGTAAGTTTATATCATTTTCATTTATTACACATGCATTAAATTCTATAGCGTCACGCAGGAGTATAGGTTCAGGATCTTCTATTAATTACGTGTTGGATCCTTATAATATGCATTCACATGCTAATCCACAGGTTGTAATGGATTATACAAGTGCTCAAAGAGATGAGGTATATAGGTATGCCATTGGATTCTATGACTTGGAGGGCAGGCCTTCTTTTGCTAAATGGATTGCTGATATAAGATTCCCAGATGTCAACGAGTATTTATCATACGGTAATTATACTAATGCTTTTAATTTTACATCTGTAGATACTTCTAATCCAAATCAAACAGTTAATGCTGTCGCTCTTGGTATACGGTTTACAATAAATTGGAATAGTATTAATCAATCATATCCTGGATTATTAGACCAGATATCAGGATTTCAAATACTAAGAGTTCCAAGGACAGATTTAGATTGTACTATTAAAGCCCAGGGATTGATAGTTCCCACCCATAAAGTAACTGTACCAGATGATCCTAATTTAAGAGATGCAAGCTATAGTTCATATAACATCACGTCCTCGGGTGATTATGATGTAGGAGCTAATGGAATAACACAGATAACTGGTATCACTGGAACTAATGCATCTATTAATGATACTCTTGTGGAACTATTAAGTCCTGAAGTAGCTATAAACAAAAACCTTGATTCAGATGATGATGATTTTCTTGAAGCTGTTGGTCATATAAGTAATGTAAGTCGTGGCAGCATAAGAGATACACAGGAATATCTTAAATCTTATACTGTAGTAGCAACTACAATAACACCGTTTAACAGCAGGGTATCAGGTCTTTTCCAAACCGTATCAGATGCTTACCTATCATTACCAGAAGCTAAGTTAGCTCCTATAAGAGTTATTGGTGGCGATCCATATGTTGCAAGAGGATACGATGATTCTTCTGGCAGTGATGATCCCGAGATGACTTATAAAGGAACTACATTGGTTGCCAAGATAGAATTTCCATTTAACAACATTACTCCTTCTACATATTCAGCAGGTGATGAGCAAGCTATCTTTGGTAGATATAGAAGGCCTTTAGGATTTTCAATATATGGTGGAGCTACCTATTCAGAAAGATCATATTCTAATTATGTAGATGCAAGTGGATTTATAAAATTAACAGAAGAAGATCGTTCTAATATAAGAAGTTATTCTATATATGATGGAGACACCTATATAGCACCCTTTAATTTTCTTAAACTATTCTATGATTATAAGTCAGAATATATGACTTCCGATGGTAGAAACTCAGGTCAAGTACTTGTTGGATTTCCTGTAGAGAGTCGTATAAATCTTTATTATAAATTAGATAATATACCTAAGTATTTTACAACTGTTAATAGGAATGCTTTATATTATTTAACTGAACAGGCTTCTATAGGTGTATCACAACATCCTTCTGGTTATCCAGATATATATGATTTATATAGGTATAACTCGGCATATTCTACTGAAAGTCTGAGTAAGATATTTTTACCTAAGCCATTTGACTATAGACGTTCTAAAGTTAATGATGTCATGGTAACTTCTAGTGAGCGTAAGTTCAATGGAGAGTATTCTGATTCCTGGCTTAAATTCAAGTTCAATAATTATTTAGAGCTCGAGGGAGAGTATGGGGCTATCACAAGATTAATAAACAATAATGAACGATTGATTGCATTTCAGCCAAGAGGTATATCTGTACTATCGGTATTAGAGAGAGAAGTAATTGAAAGTAATAATACGGCATCCTTAGTTGTTGGTTCCGGTGGAATACTTAGCAGGTATGATTATTTATCCAAATTAGTAGGAACTAGTCTATATTATGCAATAGCTCCGGCAGAAACTGGAATTTACTTCTATGATGATAACAATATGCAAATATATCGTATTTTGGAGGCAATAGAGCCGATTTCCGACGTTAAAGGTATGAAGTCATACTTTGAGTCAATTCAAAGCAAAGAAATGATTACAGCGTACGATAGAGCCAATAGAGAGGTATTATTTACATCATCAGATCGTGATACTTTATGTTTCTCTGGATTCACAGATGCATTTAGTAGTTTTTACAGTTTTAACTTGGGTGCTGCTGTTGTTCAAAATTATATTACTTTTGATAGATATTTATTATCTTCATTAGATAGAAGGGAATTCTACATACATAACGTGGGGGATTATAATAATTTCTATGGTGAGAATAAGATAAGTTCACTTACTTTAATAACTAATCCACTAAAAGATAATGTTGTTTCTTTCCATGTTATAGATTGGCTTACGGATTTAACTACTGGTGGAGTAGAAACCATGGATGATTTAGTTCATACATTTGATACCTTGAGAATATCGAATACTCATCAAGATACTGGTATATTAATATTAGATGATTGGATTAGTGCTGAGAATCTTATGAGAAGATTTCGTAAATGGAGGATTAATACTTTTAGAGATTTAAGTACTGGTGGTAGAATAAGAGATTCTTGGATTAAGACTAACTTTGTATGGCAACAAAAGCCTATTAATAAAAAGTTGGTTGTGCATCAAATAAATTATTTATACTTACCTACTAAGATTCGATAGATAATTTTTAATAAACTATTTTGTAATAGAGATTTTATAATATAACTTTGCATTTAATTTTTACAACATGCCTGAGAAAAAGAAGTTTAAGAATATTGTTGAAAAACAAAAATATTGGGACGGTCTTATTGATCTTTATGGCAGTGGAGTAAAGGGAAGACAGAATTATATAGATAACTACGATCAAGTAATTAAGGGGTCTAGTGGTGTTTTAAATAAATATAGAATACAAGATACTGATTTATCAAAATTACCACATGATCTTAAGACTATAAAGAAGAGATATGATAGTTATCGTGATAGGTATGATAAGATAGAATCTGATAATACTCTAGGGTATGATGAAAAAGATAAGTTGCTTTCGAAATATTCTAGGTTAATTGATAAATCGGCTAGTGAATGGGATAGTAATAAATCGAATCAATTAAAGTATAATACTAAAGATACTTCCTGGAGAACCTTACTAAATAGAAAAGATATAAAGAATAAAGCATTATTTTATGCTAGTCTAATGGATGAGGGTGCTGATAAGTTCATGGCTGATGAAGAATCTCAGCAAGCTCCATACGAGGGATTTGGTACATTTGGTTTAGATACTGCCGCGAGTAGGATAGATGAGTTTATTGATAAGGGTTATATAAATAAAGATATCAAAGATAGGGTAATACACGAGAGACCTCGTACTAATGAAAAGAATGAATCTGTTTATCCATTAAGTTATACAAATTTAGATGATGTAGTCTCTATGAAAAATGCATATTTTAAAGAAGGTGAAGCTATAATTAATAAGTTTGAGAAAGATAATAAGATTAAACTTTCTCCAAGAGCTAGGGACTATTTCACGATAGTATCCTTTAATCGTGGCCCAGGCGGTGTTAAGGAAGTAATGAGAGACTATCTTAATGCTGGGATATTAGAAAATGATAGATTCATGGAAGATGATAGTTTTCCAAAATACAGGGAAGCACATCGTAATGCTAAAAGAAGGTTAGAGACTGCTGATATGTTGAGAGGCGAAGGTATCATCGAATATGGTAAGGGAGGTGCATTCGATCCTGTTAGCATGGGGATTGATTTAGGACTACAAGCCCTGACAGCTATAGGCGGGTCAATAGGAGCCAACATGGCTGCCGAGAGAGAAAACATGTATAACGAGGCTGCTGATAATCTTCAGACTGTTGATATAAAATCTGCCACGCGTGGTTCTGGATTACAATCTTTCTTGCAAAACCCATTAAGCTTTGGAATAGGGGGCCGTAAGAAAGCTAGGCTTGAAGCTGAGGAGTTTAATAAAAATATACTTAAACAGATACGTAATAAAAATATTGCAAGTAGATTTTCTACTATGAGTGACGCGCCCACATATACACCTGTTGCACGACAGGGTGGTTTTATAGCCTATAAAGGCCAGACACATGAAGGGCCTGATGGCGGTATTTTAGTTGATAAATTTGGTAATCCCACTTCTATCTCGGAAGGAGAAACTGTAGCTTCTGTTGAAGGAGGTGGTAAAAATAAAAAGGGGGAGGTATCGTATTATGACCCAGATTCTGGAAGCACCTATATTTATTCTGACTCACTTAACTTTGCAAAACCTGCCCGTGATCTTCTTAGTAAATATAAATTAGACGATCCTGATAGTTTGCAGTATAAGCAATATAAAAATGATTTACTAACACAAACCATGATTAAAAAGAAGTTTGAGAATCTTACTAAAGCCCAGGAATTCGCTAAAGAGACTGAAAGCTCGGCAGAAGACTCTCTAAATATTTTTAAGAAAGGCGGATATTTAACTTCTTCAAAAGCTAAGAAAATGTTAAAAGATGGTACAGCTCACGGTAAGAAACTTACTGCCAAACAAAAGAGATATTTTGGTTGGGTAGCCGGTGGTAGAAAAGAAGAAGGTGGGGAATTATTAAAGAAGACAACCTTAATGCCAAAAGAAAATTTACAATATGATAGAGATCTTATGGTAAATCAAGGTTGGATGAACTCTTTAAAAAGTGCAAAAGATTTAAATGAATTGTATAATACAAATGTTGGAACTTGGAAGGGTAATCCAATGACATTACAACAATTCTCAGAAATGCCTGAGTATGTTACAAATTATTATAATCCCAATTATGCTATTGAATTTAATAAAAATAGATTAGGATTACCGAATACTTTTCAAGATATTAATTTGGGGAAGACAAAAATTGATGAATATGCTCCTACATATCAACCTGCTTATACTGTAAAACCACAGAATAATGTTGCTTATTATAGAAAAGGTGGGTATGTTCCTATGTATGAAAAAGGTAAAGATGATTATGAAGAGTTGACTCCATTTGAGAAAAAGTTTTTACAACGTCAACAAAAAATACAAGCATTTCTTAGAAATAAAGTAAATCCTTTTATAAATAGAGCTGGAGAAAGACTAACTAATTTAATGCCTTCTGAAGAATTCTATAATTCTTCTTCAGTTGCTAGAGGGCCGGGAGAAATAGGTGGAAGTACGGGAACTTTTTATCCTAATATTTTAACTAAACAGATAAAATTTAAAGAAGATGAACTTTCTCAACCAAATACTTGGACATATATAGGTGGAAAACTAAAAAATAATTTTAGTGTTCCTACAGAACAAATAAATAGAGTTAGTAAACCAGCTATAACTAGACAAACATTGGATAGAGTAGGTTATCCTGAATTTAATATACCAGACTTTTATACTAATTCTCCAGAAATTATAAAAACTCCATTATATCAACCAGATGGGGGTGATGTACAAATAGCTCTTAATAAACTAAAAAGTGAAGAAGAATATAATTCTTGGTTAAATCCTGCTGGACATATATTAAGTGCTGTTGGTTCTTTAGCTGATTATAATGCTATGAAAAAGGCCAGACCTAAAAATGTTAATCTCGGAAGAGTAGGAGCAGAAAGAATTAGTTTAGCTAAACAAAGACTTTCAAATATAAGAAATACTGCAACAGCAAAAGCAATGGCAACATCCGCTGCAAGATCGTCTGGTATGAATGCCGGTGTAGCTTTAAGTAATACTCTAGCAGCTAATACAGGTGCAAATAGATTACTTGGTCAACAGAATGCTGAACTTCTTGAAAAGGAAGAAACGACTAATGCTCAGATGAGACAAGAAGCAAATATGATTAATGCTGAATTAGCTGCTCAAGAGGGACTATTTAATACTCAACAACAGAATGCTTATAGAATGATGATGGCTCAGAGAAATCCTTTAGGCAATCTTGCAAAAACGGCTGCTAGTTACTTCAAAGATAATGCAGCTTACCAGACCGAGCTTGCAAGTAGAGAATTACTTGCCCCCAATGCTGAGTTATATAGAGATCCAGATGCTGGGTGGTTTAGGAGAACATTTGGCCCAAGACAATATAAGTTTATAGATAAAGGTTTATATTCTATAGATGAGCTTAAAAAGCTAGGGATTGTTAATGATTAGTAATTATGTACGATAATAGAAATTTACAATATTATAGAGGTCAATATGATCCTAGTTCTATCTATGGTTATTCTGATGGTACTGAAGTTTTTAGTATGTATAACCCGGAGTCTGAGGCAAGATTAACAGAAGCCTTAGCTAAGAGACAGGAACGGTTTGACGCGGCCAAGTTAGCTGAAGCACAGGAATTAGCTCGGCTTGGAGAAACCGAGACTTATGATTTAGCTGAACTTAATAATAGGATAAATACTTTTGAATCTAATATTAACAAGTTAGTTAAGGAGAAATATAATGGAGATTACTCGGCTGCTGCAAATGAGATAGCCAAGATGATAGGCACGGAAAGGTCAAATCCATTCTATCATTTTAACAAACAGAAGGTTGAGATGGGTAAAGCATATCTTGATGCTAAGATGAAATTAGGTGCAAACTTCTTATCTGCCGGCAATCCATTCGATGTATCATTCCAAGATTGGCAACAAGGTGCAACATTTGAATTTACTCCTATAAATAGTGCAGATATAACACAGAGAAGCGCGTCGTTATTTCAAAACTTTGCCAAGCAGGTAAGGAGGGATTCTGGCTTACAAAACTCACCAGAAGGGCAATATTTTAAGCATGTTGTTACGTATGGATTTAGAGATGAGAACGAAGCCATGAAGTTTGCTAAAAGCTCTGGACTTATAGATCAGATATATGATTCCATGCCTGAACTTAGAAATGTTAAAGATCAAGACGCTGTTATGGATGCTATACGTCAGGGTGCTATACATGGTATAGGAACTACTGAAACCAAGTATTTAACAAATCAAGATTATGCCCTTAATGCTGCTCTTTCTAAAAAAGGATTAGAAGAAGAACCTGTTAACCTGAATGTCATGACACCGACGGGTGCCATGGATACTAAAGGTTATTTTAAAGGTTATAAAAATGAGAAAGGGTTTCCTCTCAGTGCCGTTAAATCTTACACGATAAATGAATTGGCAGCCAATAGGGTAGATCAACAAAGTATAAATGCTTTAAACACTATAAAGAATAATTTAAGTGAGCATATCAAGACATTAGTTGTTGGGCCAAGACCTAACGAGCATGTATCTTTCATAGGTAACAAGAGTGAAAGAAATGCCAAGGCTATGAATTATAAAGAGCCCATAACTATTATAGATGTAGGTTTTAGCCCGAAAACATCACACATAATATTAGGAATAGCTGGATATAATAAGGAGGGTGAAAAACTAGAAGCCGGCGTTGTATTAGATGCAGGAACTGAAGATACATATCCATCTAATAACCATATATTTAATATGATACCTTATTTATCAATGTTAGGTGATCCTAGATCAGATTTCAATAAAGAATTATATAATTGGCTTGTTAGGAATTATCCGTCAGTATACAAACAATCATTGGTTCAAGTTAACGAAGAATAAATATGGCTCTTTACGAAGAAACTAAGCAGATCCAACAAGAGTTGGATAACAAATACTATCAACAAGATGATCCACTAAAGTTTTTATTCACGAAGCTACATAGAGATAATGCCAGCTTGATATCCGCTGGGGAAGCTCCTATACAGATAGACCCCACGGAGGATAGTGGTATATATCTACCTAAAGATTCCAGGAGATTTAGTAGGTTCTTTGGTGAGGTATATAATCCCCTGGCTAATATAGAAGATGCTGCCGCTAGACGTCAGCCTTGGATAGAAAAAGTAGCCCAGATGCAACCTAGAATAGCTATAAAGGTTATTTCAGAAATTGCACAGCTTCCTGGATACTGGGGGGGTGCTTTGGCGTGGGCAACGACAGGTTTTGATACAGAAAAAGTGGGGTTAATGATTGATAACTTTTGGTTAAGAGCTATACAAGATGCTGAACAAACAGTAAAAGATCAGATACCTGTATATGTAAGTGATAGAGTAAGGGAAGGTAATTTGTTACAAAACATACTATCACCGGAATTCTGGGCTACTGAAGGAGCTGATGGAATAGGTTTTCTATTAGCATTCTTAGCTCCAGGTCGAATATTTAAAGCCGTCGGTTTAGGAGCTAAAGCCGCTAGACTTGTTAAGCCTGGAAATAAGATATCACAACTGATGGCTAAGGGAGCTACCTATGAACAAGCAGTTCAGGCGGCAACCAAAGGTATGAAAGAGACTTTCGACTTTGTAGGTGCTACCCTTGTTAATACTCTATTCGAATCGGCTGCCGAGGGGGGAGAAACCTATAGAAATGTATTTGATAAAACGGGTGATACATATAAAGCTGCAAATGCTGCTGTAGATGTAGTAGGTAAGAACTTTGTACTATTAATGCTTACTAATGCTTTTGATCAGTATTGGCTGTTTAAAGATATAAAGATGTTTAAGAAAGCTGGTCAAGATGCTTCAGAAAAATTAGCTAAGAAAAACATCTTTGATAGATTAATGGATCCGGATACTAATGAGATACTTTCTGAAGTTAGGAAGAAAACAAAGCTGGAGAATGCCGGGGAGTTGGCTAAAAAGTTATTCGTCGGTATAGGCAAGGAAGGATTTATTGAAGAAGGTATGCAATACGCTTTTAGTGAAGCAGCTGAACGAGATGTTGAGAATCCAGAACAAGCCGATAGGGATTTTGTTGATGGGATGATTAATATTGCCAAGGTCTATATAGATAGCCTCACTGATGTCGATATGCAGAAAAGTATATTCTTGGGTAGTGTACTTGGAGGGGGCATGTCTATGGTAGGATACGCAAGAGAGCAAGCTGCCGAGAAAAGACTTATTGAAGGCACATCTGCAAAAACAAGAAGTCCATTTGCTAAATTCTTAGGTATGAGGGATCGTGCAGAATCTCCTGGGCTTAAGAAGCTTCTTGAAAGGAACATGGGATCTTATCATATCGAGTTAGCTGATGTGGTAAAATTAGATAAGGATAATAATCCAGAATTAAACCCCGATGGTACTTATGTTTGGGATACCAGTAAGATGTCTGGTCTTATAATAGATAGATTAGCGGATTATGCCACTAAAGAAGCATTAGTAACTGCCTATAACAAGGGTGATACGGAAACCTTCAAGCTTATAAAAGATAGGATGGACTATAAATATATGTCATTATTCATAGAACAAGAAGGTGGTATATACGCTCTTCTAAGACATATAGATGAAATGTCTGAGCTTGAAAGAGAATATTTTGCAAAAGAAGGAGTTGATTTTGATTTAGAGACTATTAAAAAAGAACTTAAAGATAAGGCTCTTAGATTCCAGGATATGTATGATAGGGTAAATAATACCCACGATCTTCTTATGACTGATGTTAAATATAAAAAAGAAGATCGTAATATCTTTAACGCTTTCTCAAAGGAAATCAAAGAACATAAATTACAGGAGGAGAGATTAACTTCTTTCCATGATAGAAGGATTAATGAAGTTAGAAACACGTTGGCTAATCTGAAATATAACGAGGCAGATATCTCCGTGGCATCTGATGAAAATAACTTATCTGATAAGCTTGTAGATAGTTTAAAACAAGCTTATAACGAGCGTAAGGATATCATGTCAGATGGCGTTAGGCATGAGGTAGAAAAGAATATAGATATTATAGAATATAGCCAGAAAAAATTAAAAGAATCCAGGGAGTATAGTGCTGATTTATATGATAAAAAATGGTTGCAGAGCACATTTGAAGAGAAAGTTGAGGAAGCTAAAGAACATAAAAAAAGTAATCTTAATGAAGATAAAGCTGTTGAGACAGCAAATTTACCCCCTAAGCTTAGTGCTTTGTATGAGAAAGCTGTTATTACAGAAGAATTTGAAGAACCTATAAAAGCTGTAGCAAGGCATTCTGGCGAGATTATGATTTCTTACACTACTGAAGATGGTAAGACGCATAGAATAGCTGGGCAGATAGTAGGAAGTAATAAGGAGAATAACTTAACTTTAAAATCTACCCAAGAGGAAGTTAATGGCAGGTTAAGAAAAGTTGAAGCTGCATCTACATTCTATCTAAATGAAGATGATACTGTAGGAGTGGGTGGTGTGAGATACAAGATAAATCCTGATGGTATCGACATAATTAAGTCTCCTGAAGAAATGATGAGAGAGCGCAGGAGCCTTACATTCTTATCAGCATTAAAAGAACAATTACAGGCACAGCGTGAAGGTATTAAAAGTCTTAAATATCAATCCACTATTCAGCATGAGAACATCAAGGAGTTAAAATCCAAGGCCGAAGAATTAGATAGAAAGGAATTAGAGATATTAGAAAGAACAGGTAGTAGACTTACCGCTAAAGGAACTGAACGTAAGATATCTGTCACTACTTTAGAAAGACAGTGGAGTGAAGAGAATAGACAGTATACTTATGTAAAGAAAAGACAGTTCTTAAATGCGAGAGAACTACAGGATGAGCTTAAAAAAGCGGAGGCTAACCACAAGATATTGCTTGATAAAGTAGATGCCTGGACTGAAAATAGAAGGAGAGTCTCCGATATTATCAAGAAAGCTAAGGAAGACGGTGAGTATTATAAGATATATGAAGGCGATGTAAAAGAGACCGAGGATTCTTATAGGGCATTACAAGACCTTATAAATACAGATAGAGAACTACTGGATAATTCTACTCTTTATTTAAAGAGATTAAGATCTACTCTTAAGGGATATTTCACATCTTTTGCAAAAATCCTTGGAATAGAAAGACAACTGAATCAAATACGACTTTCTTATGGGCCTACTTATGGATTAACAGAAGATCAAATAGAAGAGCAGTCTCTTGAATTAATAAGTTCTGCATTGGCAAGCACGGAGCTTACCGATGATATGATTAAGGAATTAGGATTACTTCCCAAGTATCTTGAAACGGTGTTACAGAGAATCCAAGAGACGAAAGATAATATAAATGCAGTTCAGAGCAATCTTGCAGAACAAGAAGTTAAGCTAAACGAGTTATACAGGAAATTACAATTATATAATCCATTATCCAATAAGATACGGAGTGATTATCTTAAATACCTGAAAGATACTTTAGGTTCTTATGACGTGTTAACGGAGAAGGATGTGGTAGAGGCCGAGACCCCAGAAAACACGATGAAGGATTTGTGGAATAAATATGATACTTTCCTTAGGTCTTGGGAGAAAGAGTTTAGACATGTTTACGTGGATGAAGATTCATTTATAGTATCTGGTGGAAACCAGAGAGACCTCATGGAGGGGGAAAAGAATGATGACTTAGCGCGATGGTATATCTTTGTATCAAAATTAGCTCATCAAGGAAATAATTCCAGGTTTATTCTTAAGACGTTCACGACAAGGCAAATTGGTAAGTTAAAGGAAGATGATCCCATCAGGAAGAATTTAAAATTCTATGCTGGTAAGATAAGAGGTGTCAAACAGTATGTGACATACGACCAGTTACAAGACTTACCACAAGCAAATAAAAACATAGCCGATAATGATATCAAGATAGTTGTCCACAATAGCGATGGCGAATTATTCATGTCATCTAAACAAGTTGTTGACGGTAGTGATAAGAAATATTATATCATATACAACTCCCTTTTAGAGCAAGATACTAACTTGTTTGGAGATAGATTCTCTAAAGAGAAAGCCATTGAGGCTAGGATTAGGGAGAAGAAGTACCCGATAGATACCGAGGAGGAAAGGAAGGCCGCTAGGGATCTCGCGGAGGCATATGTAAATGAAAAATTTGATAAAGACTTTGAAAAATATCAGAAGTTTAGGGAAGACTTGAAGAAAAATTCCTATTATCTTGCCATAACAGCTATAAATCCAGGTGTAACAAATGAATTAGCCTCCAGTGAAATAGAGGTTTCTGAATTCCTTGGCGATGAGAATATGTCCATGATAGATGGATCCTTGTATGTTCATAAGATAGGTACTAGACGTGATGATGTTCGTGATAAAGATACCAGGGGTAATTATGGTCATAGACTTACAAGGCAGTTTAGTGGAGCTGAACATGGTGTACTAAGTGGTTATACATACCTGGGGTGGGATAATAGATTTCATCTTATTAAACCAAGAACATTAGGTGAAACTGGATCTGTAGAAGATGTGCTTAATATAATAAGATACTTAGCAACTAATCCCAAGAAATATGAAGAGATAGAAAACTATCTACATAGTATAGTATATCTTAATGCTAAGAACAAAAAATATAGATTATACTTTACAAAGTTCTACGGCCCAAGTGGGACGAGGCGTGGATTCAGAACCTTATTATACGGTGATAAAGAGATATCATATAAAGATCTTGTCGAGGGTAATAACTTGGATGAACTAAGAGAATTCCTCGCTAATAAATATTGGAACTTTGATGAAGATTCTATGAAGGCTTCTTCGTTTACTGAATATAAAGTTACTTGGACTACCACTGGAAAACCCAATATTGATTATACATTATGGGACACTAAGGATGGCGCGTATACAGGATTCTTATTCTCCCCGAAGGACGGCAGGATTCCAAAAGGAACTATCAGGGGTGTGCCGGCTAAATCAAGTCCATTAGAGTCTATTAAGAATCCTAATTCAATAAACCAATCACTATCGATGAAAAGCCTTGGAGTTACTTATAAGAAGAAAAGTCCTCCCAAGACTAATAATACTGAAACGAAACCTACTTCTAAGTCTAGTGAAGGATTGGGTAGAAAAAGCACATCATCTGAAAGCACTGGAAGAAAGACCAGCGGCGGTGATAGTTCTATAGAACAAGCCAACGAGTCTTGGGCTAACATGTCTGATAAAGAAAAGATTGAACGCATGATGGCACTTAGATCTGGTGCTGTTCAAAAAGGTACCACATCTTCTAGAAAATCTGAACAAGAGCCTGAGAAATCTTTTGGTGTAAGAACAACAGAAGACTCTTCTGAAAACCTCGCAGAACCTATATCAAGAAGCAGTGCCCAATCGTTTGAAAGTGCAAATGAACATTGGAATAGTTTATCTGACGCGGAGAAGATAGCGTATTTAAAAACTTTAAAAACAGATTCACAGGCTGTAGCGAAAAATAAAGTATATGATGCTTATAAACAATCTGGTGATGAATTATACAGGGTTAGGGAGCAGAATGAAACTTTTATCAAGGAAGAATTAGATTCTAAGGTAAAATGGTTTAGTGATAAATTCCCACAGATTCCTATTAAAGTTATACAAGATGTCTTGATGGGTGATGCTTGGGGTAAGCTCACTAGGGATGGAGCTGTACTTGTAAGTGACTTAGCTGCTGAAGGAACTGTATATCACGAGGCATACCACGTGTATTCATTATTATTTCAATCGGAGGAAGAAAGGAATGAATTATATAACGAAGTTCGCGATAGACTTAACAGGCCTGATATGACCGACAAACAAGCCGAAGAATTCCTTGCAGAAGAGTTTCGTATGTTCATGATGAGTCCAAATGAATATAAATTCGGTGAGAAAGATAAAGTAGTTAAATCCTGGTTTGAAAAACTATTAGACTTTATACTGGATATATTAAAAGATTTTGGAATAGTTAAGTCAGATAGGGCCGGGTTTAAGATTGAAGAAACTTTCAATAAGATTAATACTGAAAATTCATTTAGGATAGCTGATGAAGTATTGACCGAGAGAATTAACAATCTTAGGTCAGAATATAATCACTCTAGAACAGTGGCGGATCTCTCTGAGAAAGAAACCATGTATGCAGTTCAAGACTTTAACTTCCACTTCTTTCAATCTTTATTCAATCCTAATCTTAGTTTAAACAAGGAGACTTTGTTTGAATTGGATATGCATGCCGGTGAGTTATACACTCATTTATATATATTATATAATACACGTAAGCACGAGATTCCTTTATATGCAAAGATATTTGATAATTTTGATGAAGTAGCCGAGTTACATAGGAAGTTCTTAAGGAGATATGGCATTATAATTCCCATGAGAAAGAAAGTATCTTCTGGAACTGAAGAAGAATCAGATTTATCTGAAAGAACGAGTGCCGTGACAGAAAGAGACTTCGAAGAACTGGAGTTCGAGGATGAGTATGAGCGTGGTAATAATAAGATGGAATACATGAGTGCTGTTCAGGTAAACATGGATAAGCTCATTGATAATCCAATCAGGATGCTCATAGCCGGGCTTCCCGCTGTCACCAATGTTAACGGTATGCTTAGGGCTGATATGTCTGAATATTTCACGAGATCTACAGCTAGATATGGAGATATAATAAGAGTATTGAAAGACAACTTGGCTGGAAGCACATCAGTAGAAGAGATGGCACAAATAATGAGGTCTCTTACTAATGAATATCCTGAACTGGATATATTGCTTAGAAGGCTTGGATTAAAAGAACCCGGCAATGCTAATGTTACCACGCAACAAGTAAACCTTCAGAATCAATTCTACAAGAACTTTGCTTTAAACAAGAATAATCCCATTCTTCAGAACTTCACGCATACCGGGTCTAAATATTCTTTTAGTGCCACGGAAGACCATATAGAGGATAGGATGCGTAATGAATGGTTTAATAATGCTAGGAATATCGCTATAGACCCTTCTAAACCGTCATACACGTATAGAGTAAGTAAGTCTGGTAATATCTTGATTAATATCAAAGAACTTAAACAAGATTTAAAATTCATTGGCTCTCTACATCCTACAGCTAAATTAGAACCTAGTATATATTTATTATCCAAGCTTGGAATAGATCTTCCTGTTATACCTAATAAAGTCATAGATAATTATATATATTGGTTAAATGATTCTTTAAAAGATATCAAGAAAGATATATCTATATATGATTTTTATAATAGGGATATTGTAAAAGTACAAAAAGAGTTTGATGCCCTGATAGAATATGCAAGTAGAAGCTATCTAAACCATAGAGATTTATCGTATTTCAACCAAGACGGTGTTCGTGAATATGCAATTACATTAAATACACACCTGTCAAATACTGTCAACTTGCTTAAGAATATAAGAGTTGATAGAAAAAATAAAATAAGAGAGATTCCGCCAGAGCTGGAATACTTGATGGCATGGGATAATGATACTGAATCAGGTAGTTTATTTAATCGTAATTCAATCTGGTTAGAATATATATTACATGGAAGACAGTTGGAATTAGTACTTTTAAAGGGAGTTGTAACACCTACTGATGGTTTTGAGATATCCAACTTAAAACCTGGCGATTACAAAGCCATGTACTTTAATTCCCTTCTACAGGGTACAGTTCCACTACTTAGATCTGCATCTAGGAAACTTGAATATGGTCTCAAGATAGGTACTGTAAACCCAAATATAGATGATACAATCTTTAAACAGACCATGCATAGGTATCTCAGGGATGAGTTATCTACATCTTTTGCATTATTGTTAGATCCTGAAAACTGGGGTGGTAGGTTAAAACATTATTCAAAGAATGCAAAAGAATTAAGGGTATTTAATTTTATCCACGAAGATAAAAAGATAGCAAGCCTTGAACAGTTTGTAAAAGATAATGTAAGTGTAGAATATGATTCTATACCGCCACTTGAAAAGACTAAAGCAGATACTGTTAATGAGGCAGATAAACTGGTAGATCAATTTCTTAAAGTATATAAGAAGAGAATAGATAATAGCTTTAATGAGTACCTCGAAGATTTATATAGAATGACATATGAATCTCTCGAGGAAGACATGGTTATAGTAAAAGAAAGTAGGGGTCGTATTAATTATAAATATCAAATACCCGGGTTAGACACGGAGGTAATAAAAGAATTAGGTATGGAAATATCTGATACGGATCCTACACTATCTACAGAACAGATGGATAGATTGGTCAGAATAGCCACGTATCATTCTTTTGTAGGCAATAACGAACAGCTTAAGTTATTCTTAGGTGATGCTGCATACTTTAGAAACCCGGCAGATATTCACAAGAGGATTAATGGGCTTACTTCTCCTAAATATAACCAGAGAGATGATTTATTTATAAGAGAACATCTAGATCAGAACTATAAGAGATTCGATAATAAGACTCGAGGTGATTCTGTTTCAATGGTTGTAGTAGAGGATATTCTCTATAACAATAAAGAGCTTGCCAAGCTTTACCCGCAATATGCCAAGTCAAGTGCCACTGATGCACAGTCCTGGGCTACACTAGATACATATCGTGATATCATGCTCCGTCATGGTATGTGGTATCCAAGACACGAGAGGACGTATCAATTCGAGATGCAGAAGTTTGCTATCAGGCTTAGAAACCTGATCAAGGAGAAAGGCGACATATATAAAATAAGTTTACAATATATAGAAGATCAATTTACATCTCCAAACGGGGCTTTTTATAATCATACTGACGGTAAGATACCTGAAGAGCCCTTATACCATGGCGAGAAGATTGATGAATATAAATTAACTCCACTACAGATATTAAAACCACAGGGGTTTGGCCCTATTAGTAATCACGAGTTGAGAGGTCTTAACGCTACTTCATTTCTAAAGACTTCCACAGCTCCTATATTCATGTCGGCTATACATGAAGATAGTCCCATGTTCGAGTTCTTGATTGATATGATGGCTAATCAACAAGAGATTCTCGTGTTCTCTGATTATGGGGGTGGATCTGCCATTAAAGCCGACGTGCTTGGAGATGATAATGGTAAGATTCAGAGAATATTTGAAAGAGATTCATATTTTGCACAAGAGTTAAGGTATAGAGATTTTGGTATCCAGTTGGATATTCATGAAGAAAGTGAAGGAGAAGTTACTGTATCTACACAGCGTACAAGAATTGAATTTCGTGATATCTTTAACGCGGGGGTTCCCGTGGGGGCTAATGAACTTGTACAAAACAGGCATGAGTATACTGAATTAACTAATGATATAGAATCACAATTAAGACAGGAATTGCTTGATGAGCTTGGTATAATTAGAGAAAAAGTATATACTGATAGAGAATCAACAAAATCTAAAAAAACAACTAAGACAGTTAGTAAAACTGTATTACCAAAAGCAAAGGATTATATAGGATTTTCCGGTGCTGCAACTGGCGCTGATACTTATTGGAGAAAAATATCTGAATCATATGGTATAGGGGAATTTATAGATTATACTACAAGTAGTATAGATGAATTAGATGATGGAGATCGCAGAGAAGTAGAACGGGCTTATGTAAGAGCTGCTGATATCCTGGGGAGGCCTATAATGTCTGGTAAGAGTAGTTTTGGAAAACTTGTAAGAAGAGATTATTTGCAAGTTAAAGATGCAGATGCAGTATTTGCTATTGGTATTATACTTGAACCGAGCCAAGTTGGTAAAAGAGGATATGAAAATACATCTGGTAAGCAAGTTGTTGATGGTGGCACTGGATATGCTGTTCAAATGGCGTTAGACCTTGGAAAGCCTGTATATGTATTTGACCAAGTTAAGAAAAAGTGGTTTACTTGGAGGGATAATATCTTTACCGAAATAGATACCCCCGTATTAACACAGAATTATGCAGCTGTTGGATCTAGAGAGCTAAGAAAAAGCGGGATGAGGGCTATTGATGAAGTTTTCAAAAAGACCTTCGATTCTGGTGAAATAGAAATAACCGAGGAAGTAGAAGAATTTATAGAAGAAGCAGAAGAATCTACTGGTACATATTATTACAGGTATTTACTCCCGGAACATAATAAAGAGAAGTTTATTAATAAGCTTTTGAATTCATTTGAAAGAAGAGAGACTCCACTTAATGTTTTAGACGGTGTTAAACTATCTTTGGATAAAAGATTAGGACTAAATGTATTTGATTTATCTCTTAGTAAGTTTAAAATAGAAGAGATACTCATGTCCTTGGTAAGAGAAAATCTTATCAAACGTAAGATAAATGGGGAGATGTTAATCCAAGAATCCTCATTCTTATATGAGAATCCTAATTCTAAAGAAAGGCTGTTAAAGTTCTATGAAAAGACTGGCGAGGGAGAGGATGCTGAAGTAAGTGCGATGCAAGTGATGATATCTGTACCTAGGAAAATGAGGAAGTTTGTTGAGGATATAGGTGGAGTAGATGTACTAAATAAAGCATTGGATCATTACTATGCAACTGGTGATTCTGGAATATTGGGAAATGATTTTATAGATATAATAACATTCCCAGCAAATAGGATTCCCAGTCAATCACTTAGCTCCCTTGATATAGTTCAAGTGAGGAGGTTCTTACCATATCATCATGGCAATAAGATTATTATACCCCCGGAAGCTACAACAAAAACCGGGTCTGACTTCGACGTTGATAAACTTACAGCGTATTTTAATAACTTCTACTATAAGGATGGAAAGTTAAGACTTATAGATGATATAAAATCTATTAAAGGTAAACAAAATAGACTTAATATACTGTCAATAGAGTCTACATTACATCCAAGTAGGTTTAATGAATTGGTTGAGCCGCTTGATTCAAGTTATTTCAAGGATTATGCCAAGTCTGTTGCGGGTAGAAGGGGTAATATAACCGAGATAGAATCTAGGTCTAATAATCCACAGTGGAGGGATGTAATACAATCATGGTATAACATACAGAAAGGATATGAATTCTGGACTAGTAATGCCGGTATAGGTGCTAGTGCTGTACCGAACGTAATGCATGCTATAGAACAAAACCATCCATTACTAATGACCGGTGTTATTCCAATAATGTTTGAAGGGCAGGAATTAAATCCTGGGGAATATTATCAATCTGGGTTTATAAAAGATAGTTCTGATAGAAAGATATCACGTAACTTTGCAGAGTTTATAACAGCTTTTGTTGATGCTGTGAAAGATCCTTTTATATTCCAACTTACAGACCTTCAGACTTTCTCTGCCATGGCCACACTAAATCGTTTTGGGAGAGATACCAGTGTAGGTATAGATTCTATTATAGAATTTTACAGCCAAGATGTTGTTAAAGACTTTCTAAAGATAAAGAGGGTTAATACTTCCCAGTTTATGTTCTTTAACCAATATAACACTGGACGAGATAAGTTTAAGTTTAGCACTAGATTAAATAGAGACCAACAGTACAGGACTGTCTTACAGAAAATAAAAAGCACGTTAAATCCAACCATAGATATTCCTATAGGATATAAACAAAGTGTAGCCAATGCCGTGGATGAATATATACAAATGAGAACAAAAGTATATAATTCTAACGAGAAGTTAGAGAGGTTCTCTGATATAGCAGATTCATCTTTAAAAGCAATAGAGATAGCTAAAGCTACGGATAGCGACCCGAGAGTAATAAAAGCTAAGGAAGAAATATCAAAGAGGATTAATGAATATGGATATAAATATTTAACATTAGAAGATCTCAAGAATGTAAAAACAGGTGAGAATCTATCTAATGATGATTTATTTAGATTGCAGGTTCAGATACTTGATAACTTCATGATGTATGATCAACTTGGTTGGAACATGGGAGTCGTGAATAGTTTCTTAAGGCCGGATGCAAGTAGTTCACTGGCTAGACATCTATCTGCTGTAGATGCTAATGTACAGGTAAACGATCAGACAATCCGTAAACGGGGTATATTTGATCCTATAAGTATATATGAAGCTGTTAGTGGAACCGGGGATAATCCAAGTCTTATACGTGAGTTCTTCAGGACAAAGCAAGATACTAGCGATTATTATTCCTGGGGGTCGTTAATAAACTATAGTCCATTAATTAAGAATTTCTTTGTAGATAATATATACTCGGTATTTGCAAATGCTGATAGAAGACTTTCAAGAGTTAAGGCTGAAGATGCAATAGATACAATAGAAAATAATTTCTTATCATTCTTATTAGTCAAGATGTTTGGTACTATGACTTCTACGGATCTGCAAAGAACATATAGATCTATCTTTAAAGGTCGTAATTCAATAGCAAAACAATTACTTAGAGTAAAAGATACTTTAAAGGATAACTTAGCTATTAATGAATTAGAAGCAGTAATATCAAGAAAACTATCAGTAAGTCAGTCCATCTCTGAATTGGATAAAATATCATTGTTTAGTAAACAATTTGATACCAATCAATGGGATGCTATGGAAGCTGATATTTATAATCTATATCATAGTAGCGAAGATAATAAAGCTTTCGTTCACGGTCTTATATACCTGAATACTTTACAATCTGGATATAAGAAATCTCCTACCTCATTCTCAGAAGTAATACCTAATAGAATATTTGTTCCAATGGCCGCGGTTGCTTTACAGAGATTTGTAGAATTGCCCGAGGCAGACCAATTAAGACTATTAAATAACTTTGTAAGCCAGTTATATAGAAATAATGCAAGCAATAAAAATATAGTGCCGAGACATATATTTCCTGTAAAATACATGCAGACGTATATTAAAGATAGTGGTGGATACTATAAGAACTTTGATTATGTATCTGCTAACATGTATATTGGCGATGAGAGGTCTTATTGGGATCAGGATAGAAAAGCACCTATGACTGTAGCATTATATGAAAGAGATCCAGAAGATTTTACGATGTTTAGATTAATAACTAAATTGGGTGGAGAGTTCTTTGAATATTATCCAGATGCAACAGATGAAGAAGTAGAAGAGATGTCTATACTAAATTCAAATAAATACGAGTTTAAATTAGATAATCCTATAGAGGTAGAGAAGAGTAAGACCACCAATAGAAGAGGTCGTAAGGGTCAAACTTTTGAGGAAGGGCAGGCAGACTATCAAGATGTACCTAATACATCTTTGTATTTTGATTCTCCCCCTGTAAAACAACTGCCTGCTCGTAAGAAAACTACTAAAAAAACTACTACTAAAAGAAAGAGTGGTAGAAATTATAAAACACATGGATCGACCGATGGGTATTATTCAAGGAATACTTATCTTACAGATGGTAAAACTTCTTATGCAAAACGTATCCCGGGCGCAACTGATGAAAAAGGTACAACCCTGCAAGTAGTTACGCGTAGTATAGAAAGGAATAGTAATGATCCTGTTTTAGTTGCATTGGCTAGAATGTTAAAAAACCAAATTACAATACCCGTTCCTTTCAAAATTTATAATAGTGAAGTTAAATCTAATACAGTTACAGAAAGAGGTGATGCATGTGATGGGTTTACAAGAACAACAGAAGATGGTAGAATTGTTGACACGGGGGCGTTTGATCAATTAGATGATAATAGTTTTGAAAGAACAGCTATTCATGAAGGATTACATGTTCTCACGTTGTATAAATATAAAAACGACAATATATTTAAAAACCAAGTTGATAATTTATTTAATCATGTAAATTCATACATGCAAGATGAAGTTAATCCCGATGATTATTCAGCAGCTAGACAAACTTTACTTTCTGATCCAATAGAGTTTATATCATATGCTATATCAGATCCAGTGTATCAAGAATTTTTAAGTACTGTTCCAGCATATAATGAAGATAATATAAAAGATTTATCTAAATCCGTGTTTGCTCAGTTCATAGATTTCTTATTTGACATGGTTAGGAATTTATTTATAAGAACTGGAGAAACCAATATAATAGATAGATCCGCGTTTAAAGAATTGATATCTATAGTAGATGACGCGTTACTACGCAAACCAGATGATACAGATGAATTATATGTTCCAGATGCAGATACCGGAACAAAAATACTCGGTGATATAGATTTAAAAGAGGATGTTAAGGCTAATAATGAATTTGAATTGAATAAAGAAAATACAGCGAATAACTTAAACACGGAGACTTCTAACATGGAAAGCTTCGTTAAGAATTTTGATGAGACATATCCCCAATATAAATATTTGTCAGATATTGAGAAGATAGCTTACCAAGAAGCTATTGATAAGGGAGAGATAAAATTAGTATGTGGATTATAAAATAAACGATTATGGCTTGCGAAGATATAAATCTAACTAAAGAACAGGTTATAAATATTCTTATAAACAAGGGGTTATTATTCGAACTATTCCCTGGGGATACCGCTGAAACCATAGTTAAGAGATATAGATACTTACAGGATATAATGCAGTTACCTCCAGGTGAAGGGGCTAAGTATACTGTCTTTGACCACGAGATAAAACGTAGATTTTCTGATATAGCTAAAGAAGCTTATACAAGCAGATCTGGGCCGGAGTTTATAAAAAGATATGAACAACAACCTGATTTTATAAGAAAGAAAGATGCTGGTAGTCGTGTGCATGAAGTATTAGCTGATCTTATGTTAGTTAAATTAGGACAGAAGAAGATAGCTGATGTAAAGAAATCTGCAAGTACCGGGAAATACGCCGTGGTCGGAGATAATTTCTTGGAATTAGAAAATTTAGTAAATGAGTTATATGAGGATATTACAAAACTCCAGAAAGAGATTGACCCTGAAGGTAAAGTTACTATCTTGGTAGAACAACGTATATTGGATCCGGTAGCTGACAGGGGTGGTACAATGGATATACATGCTATATTTTCTGACGGCACGGGATTAATATATGACTACAAGACGACTCATTCTAAATGGGGTGAGAACTTTGGCAAAGATGGGTTGATGGGAGACCTACTTCACGAGAATAAGATAGCAGATAACGAGCTTACCATGGCTGAATATAAAAGAATTGCCATGAAAAGGATGGGAGTTAAATCTATTCGTCAGACACGTCTAATACCTATCCATGTAAGACTTGAAGCAAAACCAGAGTATGCCCAAAGTGATTTTGATTATTATACCGAAAGTCTTGAACTTGTAGAAGCGGGTAGTAGGACTGGAAGAAAAAGTGATCAATATCTTAAGCCAATACCTGTAGCTGGCGAAGAGACTTCATACGAGGGGATTAATCAACTTATAGAAAGACAGATGATCCTTCTTAAGAATCTCACTAAAAAATTTAATGAATCTACATTAACCGTTAGCGAGAGAGATAGGTTGAAAGAGAAGATATCGTCCCTTAGAAGGTCTATAAGGCATACTTTAACGAATGGCGAGATATATGATATTATTAATTCCGCTAATGAAGTTGTCGCGGAAATAAAACAACGTATACATATTCCACAGTTTGATGCCAAGAAAAATCCTAACCCGTTATATTTGGATAACACGGAGTTAATAGAATTACAACAAGAGATTAGTATATATACAAGTATAATAGATGACACATCTTTATATTATAGAGACCTACAAGAGAAAGACCCGAAAGAATTTAATAGACTGAGATCAGCATTAGCCTCTATATCTGGAAATGTAGACATGGCTTTAGCTGATGTTAAACGCGAGGTTGAGAAAAGAACTCTAGAACATATTGTTGATGAGGCTAAGGATGAGAAAGGTCATTTAAAGCCAATTACAGAGTTAGATTTCTTTACAAGGAATTTCACCAGGATATCTGAAATAGCACATCCTATTTTTAGATCCGCTTGGAACCTTATTCAGGATAAATTATTTGGACAACGACAAGAATTATTCAAGATATCTGACGATATAACAGAGAAAGATAAAGCTGTTCGTGAGTGGGCTAAATCAGCTGGTATAAGCGTGTATGATGCTTTTAAAAAAATGATAAATTTTAACACGGGTAATCTTGTTAATAAGCTATCTAACGAGTTGTATGCTAAAGTTGATTCTGCCTATACTAATCCAAATACTGAAAAGGGAGCTGAAGAACTTAAGAAATACTTGATGATTCCTGATGTTAAAAAATATAAAGAGAATTTCGAAAAAAGATTTGATAATTTCAGGGAGAGGATGAAGTTCAAATATGAAGGCGACCCTAAGAAATATAGAGATATCATAAATTCTTGGTATATAAATAATAACCTCTTGGAATCTAATACTGCTTGGGCTAATAAACGTAACAGAAGATATTTAGTATTTAAACCAGAAGTTGAGGAAGCTAATCTATCTGATGAATATAGAGAAATACGTGGTATTAAACCACTATTGGATTATTATAATATGTATGTTAGTTATAATAAACAATTCAGGAATATACTTGGTATATCTGATTATAGAAAACTTCCTAATAACTTTATAGCTAATATCCGAAAAACAATGACAGAAAGTATAGCTACTGACAACTTTACTTCTGCCATGAAATATATAGGTACAGAATTTTGGGACTCGTTTAACGTGAGAAATGATGATCTGTATCTATCAGATAGAGACTCATCAGGTGATTTGAAAAGAACCATACCAATCTTCTTTTTAAATCCTTTAAGGAATAAAAATAACGAGGTTGATCATACTAGGAAGTCATATGATTTAAGTAAAAATCTACTACTCTTTTCTAAGATGGTTCTAAATTATCAAAACATGAGTGAAATTGAACCAATTATAATAGGTATGAAAGGACTGATGGCCGATCCTTCTGCTGAACAAGGTGGGACACAAGTATTAGATTCATCTGGAAGAAAAGTATTAGGTAATATCAAAGAATATGCTGTTAAGAAAGGATTTGATACAGACACGTATAAATTCTTCGAGGATGTGATGGATTACTATGTCTATGGTATTAAGTTTAAATCAGATAACTCATTTGGAAATTCTGCCAGGCTTACTAAATTCTTGCTTAAAGTAAAGAATTACTATGCAAAGAAAGCATTATCATTCGCTATAATACCTGGATTGGGTGCTTTCGTGGCTGGTAGAGTAGCTGGATTCTTTGAAAGTGTTAAAGGTGTTAACTATACAAAAGAAAATATTACCGGTGCCGCGAAGAATAGAATACAGGATCTTAAAAAATATAAAGCATTATCATTATTTTTCGATGTATATGCCGAAGATCCAATAACAGCACTTGCTGATAGTAAATCTGCTAATTTCCTAACTAAGTTTGGAACTACAAGAAATATGTTCTTTCCGCTTAGAAAGACTGATGAATTGATTAATGATGAGATAGCTAATAGGTTAGCTCTCAACTGGGGTATTGATACTGAGAATAAACTTGGATTGGGAAAGAATGCCTTAATAAGATTGAATAGACCTGATTTAGATACAAGTGGTATACGTAATATTTGGGAACTTACCACATTGGATGAAAAGACTGGTAAAGTACGTATAGAAGGCATCATGGATAAGGATGGAAATATTGTTAACAAGGATGCTTATATCATGTTTAGAAATGCCGTGAGGTCTACTTCTGAGAGTATTATAGGTTCTCTGTCACAAGAAGATATTAGTAGAATTGATGTAGTATTATTATACAACCTGATGTTCCAATTCAAGACTTGGATGACTGGAATTATTAAGGAACGTACTGGTGCATTAAAATATGATCCTAGGCGGCAAGCAATTATCTGGGGGAGATATAGAGCCGCGTTTGCTGAATATGGACTATCATCAAGTGAAATGGATGAGGCTCAAAAGATAAATAACTTTTGGAACCAGATTGTTCTTCCCAACATAGCTCGTACAGTATTTGACTTATTTACTTTTGGGGCTGCTTTTAAATATGGATGGGGTAATGTTAGCCAGGAATATACAGATAAATTCGGTAAGACACGTAGAGTACGTACAAATATAATACGTGCGAAACGAATGTATAATGATTGGGTTATTCAAAATAATTTAGACCCTAACCAAGTTACATTCGATATGTATCTTGAAACTAAAGAAGCGCAGATGAGAGCCATGCTTGTAGAATTAAGAACTATATTAAGCTTCATGGCTATGCTATTGTTCTTAGGTGCTGATGGTGATGATGGGGAGCCGAGGTATATGCAAAACTATGTTACAAGACTTTGTTTTAAAACATTTGCTAAAGCTAATTCAGAATTAAACTTCGTTTGGAGTCCCGCGCAATTTGCACAGATAATAAGAAATCCATTACCAGCATCAGCCGTTCTTATAGATTTAATAAAACTCACGAAGAATTTATTTGACGAGGGTAGAGATATTATATTTGGTGAAGACTCCCCGTATGATGTATCCCCACCGTTCTTCTATACTATACAGATGGCATATGGAGGTAGCCAGCTTGCAAGATTCTTTGAATTATCTAAGCAATATAGAAAGAATCCATATATATTATTCGATACTGGTAGATAAATAAGGGGGTTTTAAACACCCCCTTTATTTTCATTAATACTTATATTAGTATAATTACCTAAACTCTTTAACCGAATTACTTCTTTTCGAGCTTCAACATAGTTTGCAACTACTTTTTCATAGTCTTCTAATGTTAGGTCCCTATCTTTAGTGACCATTTTATATGCTTTTACAGTATAATTCATAATTTTCGATTTTAAGGCCATTTTTAGGCGATTTAAGACACTTTACTTGATTTTGGATACTTACTATTACTTGGGTATAGATCGTTCAACTCAGCTCTTCCTATTGAACAGTTTTTTCAGCCAAGTAGTGAATCTTCTCCAACAACCTACTTTTTCAGGATTCACGGGATCTATCGGGGGGTATACTGATTGAGCATCTACTGCTGTCCACCATTCCCATGCTAAATCAAATTCTGAGTAAGGCATTTTAGTATAACCAGCCAATCCGAATTCATGACCCCAGGAATTTCTAATCCAGATTACTTCTTCGTCATCATCATATCCAACAGCACACATATCGTGGCCGCCTAAAAGTTTATCTCCCGGTCTTTTTAACCAAATTTTATCCGTGTAGTTATATACAGGTACCGCTACTATACAGGGGCCTTTTATAAATAATGCTTGTTTTAATTCTCCAAGAGTGTAGATTCTCGCGTAACTTTCGATTGTAAAATTAGATGCTTCATCAAAAGCTTTCTTCGAGGGATTTTTAAGATTACCATACGGGAACGTTGATTCAAAACAAATACCTTTATCTTTAAGAATCTTCATGAGATTTCTATTAGTCATCCCCTCCACGTCTTTGTTATCTCTTAGATTATATACAAATTGGGGACTGAAATACTTATTAATTCCAACATCTTTTATTTCTTGGAATTCCTTCATAGCGGCAGCCGACATGGCGGCACAAGAACCCTGGGATCCCTGATCTCTTACCGGGAACATTATATCCATGCAACTGTACTTATTAGGTAAATCTATTTCTTTATAGATCTTACTAAACACGTAATCCCTCTTATCTTCGGGACTTTTGATTAAACCAAGTTGATACTGTGAAAAATCTTTCATATATTTAATTATTAAGATTAGAGCTTTCTGATTACAAATCAAGGCTTCTACTAATTGAAGCTACGAATGCGATTGTTGTCCCACTAAGATTTGAACTTAAGACTACCTGCTCCAAAGGCAGATGTGCTACCATTACACCACGGGACAAAATTAGCATAATCATAAGTCATACCTTCCTAACTCTGGGTGCAACGGTAAAGGAATACATTTAGTCTTACGACGCCATCTTTACCATCACACCGGGGATTCGAACCCCTATTTTTCACTGTTATAATTATGCCGTGTAGTTGCGGGTACTTGAATCGAACAAGTGTACCTAGGTTATGAGCCTAGCGAGGAGCCACTCCTACGTAACCCGCAGTAAAAGTGGGCTATCCCGTATTAGATAGCCCACGGGATTGATGTTTCACTAAATTGATTGACACTATATTTTACAAAAATAAATTATTATTTTTTAATTTCCAAATTTTTATTAAATAAATTTTTAATGTAATCATATGACACGGGTCTATAATGATTACCATCTACTCCTACATCATATTGATACTTACGAGTCGCTGTCATTTGCAAATGTTCTTCCCTTAAATTATTTCTTATATTATTATATTCAACCTCACATTTTTTCATGTATTCGGGAGTAATGTTCAGATTGTGCCAATGCCCATGCAACTGCCAAGAACCTCTATGGCTTTGATACCAAGACATCATTGGATAATGACATAATGTCATGTATTGATAACCATTAAAAGTTTTATTATCCTCATCACGAACTTTAATATTTACAAACCCATCATAAAGTATTGGAAATGGTTTTTCATTTATATCATGATTACCTTTAATAAAAATTTTATTCCCGTTTAATCGTGATATATAATGTTTTATAGTTTTATCATTTAACTTCCAACAAAAATCCCCTAATATAAAAACTGTATCGCTATTTTTTATAATAGAATTCCAATTATAAATAAGAATTTCATCCATTTCTTCTATATCCTTGAAAGGCCTATTACAAATATCTATAATATTTTTATGACCAAAGTGTAAATCTGATGTAAAATATAATCTATCTTTATTTTCAAAAATTAATGTTTTCATGTTTAAATTCTTATAGAATGGAAAGATTTTTTATCTAATTGTTCATTTTCTTTCTTATGATTCTCTATGACATCTATAAAAGTAATAGATGTATGCTCATCTTTATATATAGTTCTAATATTTTCCAATCTAGTATGTCCTACTATTTGATGATAATTTTTCAATGGATTATTTATTAATTCTATTTTATCAGCCCACAATGGGCCTCCAACATCCTGAATACCACCCCTTCTCCAACCTACATCAAATAATGTTTCTTCATATAAATCAAATGCAAGGTTTAATTGATCTGCTAATGGTTTTTCTTCCTTATCTTTTAAAAATTTGCTAAATCTATATTCATACCATCCAGTAGTTATACCCGCGTGAGTCCAAATATAATTATCAATTTGAAATGCTAATTGAAATAATTGTTTATTATTTTTAAAAATATCTTGCAAATCAAATTTTACTTCGGGTCTATATCCAGTACATCTATGTATCATTTCATCATATAAATAATGAAGATCATGATTACCCAATAATAATATTACTTTATCTAAATTTTCTTTCTTAAATTCTATAAGATCAATAAGATTTTTATTTATAGTAATATTATCTAACGTGAAAGAATCTACATAATCTCCAACAAATATAATCTTATCATATTTAGGAACTAATTCTTTCACGCGTTCTAAAACATTATTACCGTGTGTATCTCCTATACTTAATACTTCCATATCAATGATTCCAAAAATTACAAATACTTGCTTCAGCTTTTAATGGTACTATTTTACAATACACATTTCCAGCTCTTTCCATACAATCTTCCACTATTTTTTTCATAGTTTCTCCCATGTGTTTAGGACATTCAAGTAATACTTCATCGTGTATAACATTAGGAAATTTAACTACATCCATGAGATCATTATCTAGTATATAATTATATATGTGAATGCAGGCTATCTTCGTAACCTCAGAACTAGATCCCTGTATTGGATAGTTTAAAGCCATCCTGCTTATATTACCACGTAACTTAAAATAACTACTGACATCTGGTTTTAAAGTATATTTGTATAAATCAGAATTTAACTTCTTTTCTTCACGATACTTTTCCCAAAAACCCGGGGAGTTAACTATTTTTTCTTTTTCTCTATATTTATTTATAAAACTAATGAAACATTTACTTTTACTTATATCATTAAATAAGATGTAACCATCACGTAACGCCTGCGCTGTAGCTTTCTTAAAATATTCAGATACCCCTGGGAAAGCCTTAAAATATGAATTATAAATCTCTTCACCTCTTTCTTTCGGTAAATTAAGATTATCTGCAATAGTATTACCATCTCCGCCATAATTTATGGCAAAGCCAGCGGATTTAGCTATTTGGCGTTCTTCTTTATATTCTTCTTTAATACGTTTTAATGGAACATCTTTTAACTTTGGAAATATCTTGGACGCGATAAATGAATGCATATCCCCAAGATTACTTTTATAAAAAGCAATTAAATCTGGGTCTTTAGTCCAATTTGCAAATACTACCTGTTCTTGTCCGGAGTAATCTGCATTTATAAAAACATTACTTTCTTCCGGTACAAAACACTCTCTTTCATATATATAACCATCTATCCTATCATCTTTATCTGGAAGCCTTGGTATGTTTTGGATATTCATAGTCTCTTGATCTCCCATTTTACCACCGGAAGATAATCTACCAGTATCCATTATTTGAGTAAACTGCGTGTGTATTCTTCCTGTTGCGGGGTTAATTTTATCTAACACGGCTTTACCGTAAGTACTTAGTAATTTCTCCTGTTGTTTATATTTAAGATATATTGGTATTATAGGCGATTTATCTATTTGTTTTTCAAGTACATTAGCTTCTACAGAATCTTTAAATCCACCATTTTTTTCATCCGGGACTTGTGTATTAATGCCAAGACTTTTAAATAATTCCACAACCTGCGTGGGAGATGACCAAGATATAGTAGTAGATTTAGTATCATCAAAAAGATCCAACTGAGTGTCAATATACTTAACCAAATTATTGTCAATAATCCAATTATTAAGCTCATCCAAGCTTTCTTTATAGTCTTTTTCATTCTGAATTATTTTGCGAGTCCAGAGATCTTTATCTAACTTGATGCCTGAATATTCTATAAAAGTAAGTACTTTTACAAATTCATTTTCAAGATCCATAGATCTCATTAAATCATATTGTTTTAATTTAGATATTTGAAAAGCTTTTATCAATCCAAGATATTCTGTATCTTCAGCCGCGTATCTTATGACTCTCTCCGTGAACCCCTCTCTATGTATTACACCTCTTATAGATTTATTCAAACTGTAGATAGTATACCTCGATAAAGTTGCATCAAGACCCTTTCTAACGGATTTATCTCCTTTATGTAATACACATTCTCCCAAGTAAGTATCCCATATCCTAGTAGGATATATATCATTATGGTAAAGAAATTTTAAATCAAATTTTGCATTATGTATTATTAGTAACTTCTTTTTTAATAAATCTTCTATAATATTTATAGGATACTGATTTGCATCAACAACAAACTGATTATGACTATCACCAAGTTGGTATGATAAGAGATTACAAGTATATGGATCAAAACCAGTAGTTTCTGTATCAAAACCAATCTCATCTTTACCAGAGAAATAATCAACCATATCTTCTATCGTGGAAGATCTGATATTGATATAATTTACTTCATTTCCTATTACATATATCATTATTAATTATTTTATAAATATTAGATAAATAGAAGTACATGCTATAATTTTTATTAAATCAACTATCTTGTTCTTCATATGGTAAAAATCCTGTTAATTGATATATACTATACCATCTCTTTTTACAACTTCTACAAGACATTTCATGATAATATTTTCTATCTTCATGAAAGGCATAATCTTCATGGCTTGAATATAAATCATCACTTCCACAATATGGACATATAGTTCCATTAGATTTTACATATCCCTCCTTAGCTATTAAATATTCAACATGTTTCATTTTTATTCACATTTTGTATTACCACAGTTTTTACAGATAAAACATCCTCCTTCAGAAATCATTTCTGATCCACAATCAGGACAAGGAGTTGTTCTAATTAATTCATTCTTTACATACTTTTTCAATGTACGAGCGATAGCTTTACTAAAGGATGTTATGTCCCCCTCAGATTTATTTAATTGTTCAATTCCAAATTCGAGTTTTGCGCCATGCCGTAAAGCCCACGAAATAGTTCTTGTAAAGGCTTCTTCATCTTGAGACATATTATGTGTTATATCTTCCACGATCGTCTCTCCTGATGAAGATAAAAGGTCATAACGACCCTTTTTTACTTTGCGAAGTATCCCCCTACTAACAGGTATCTTGTCTGCTCCACCATTAATAGCAAATACTTCATATGGGTCATCATCATATAATCCTATAAAGACTTTCCAAGTATGTCCTTTAATGACTACATTATGTATATCACATACAAGGTCTTTTGGTCTTTTAGGAGCGTCATATTTATTAAATTTAGTTTCTTTTTGTTGTAAGTTTAACACGCCATCTCTACTACCGTCTCTATACACGGTCAACCCTTTTAAACCAAGTTTCCAAGCCGCGCGATATAATTCATCTACTTGTTTTTCTGAAATATCATTTGGTAAATTGTAAGTTGCACTTATAGAATGGTCTATGAATGGTTGAATGGCAGCTTGTAGTTTAAGTTTATCTAAAGGATTAACTTCATGAGCCGTGGAATCTTTATAAGGAGATTCGTGGTGCCATGCATCTATTTCTCCTTGAGTTAAATCGTCAATAGATGCTACTTTTTCACATTCAATATCAATAAATTTTTTAAAGTTTTTATGAAGTATAGGATATTCTTCCCACCAATCTCCTTGTTTATCTTGGAATTTCTTATTAGGATGATCGTTAGTTACTTTTCTTCTACGAAAGTATGATAATGCAAATACTGGTTCTATACCACTACTAACACCAGCAAGTATACTAATACTTCCCGTGGGAGCTATAGTAAGATTTGCTATGTTTCGCCTACCACTCTTTTTATATAAATTGTAATAATCTTTATATCTATCTTTTAGTATATTTAATACACGATTTATATAAGGATTTTTAGATTCTTTGTTTATATCCCATACTGGAAAAGTCCCTCTTTCCTTAGCCATTTCAATAGAAGACATGTAAGAATACGTGGCCATATCTTCTAGAATAGCTATAGCTAAATACATTGATGATTCACTACCATATTTTAAACCCATGGCTGCAAAAGTATCCGCGAGTCCCATGAGACCTAATCCAGTACGCCTGCCATCAATTAACCTGCCTAAGATACTTTCCCAAAGCTCTGTCTCAACGCGTTTAATCCCCCAATCTTCAGGATCTTTTT